ATACTTCTAGTGGATCTGGATACTAAAAAACCCTACAAACAAAAAAATACCCCGACTTTTTTTCGGGGTTTTCTGTGAACTAAAAGTTGAATAATATATGAGTTATTCTTGCATTGGGCTACCAGTCCTGTATCGTTCATTGACTAACATAGATTCGATTTCTAGAATATAATTTGTATTATACCACCGAGATTCTTTAATATCATCCATAGCCATAGATGCTGCACATCTCTGTTGTAACTGACGTTGTTGTTCTACTGGGAGTGGCGGTTGTTGATCATTATGTGTGTAATAATCTCCTGACATTGGATTGTGTTGAATTCTACACACTATTTTATATGAGAAAACCCCCATAAAGGGGGTTTCTTTATACTATCTTTCGGTTTGATCAATCAATCGTAACGATGAATATGATCTCGATAGTAGTGATGGTAGTGGCGATGAGGGTCATGATACTTTCTGTAACAGGACACTCTCACTTGCTCATAATAATAGAAAATGTGTCCTTCTGGGTTCCTTGATTCTCTGTAAACATTATCATAACACACTCTTCTACCATGATCATGGCGATGATAGTGATGATTTTCTTCTACAAAGGGTTCCCAAAACTCTTTCCATGTTAATGCGTTAGCAGGTGATGCTAACGTTAACAGAGCCAGAGGTATCAGGAACTTCATTAGTCCTCTTCAGCAAGTTGTGCAAAGTAAGACAATGTATCCTCATTCGACTCTACTGGTGATGAAGCGACTGCTTTCTCTCTAAACTCAGAGACTTCTTTGCCCCAAGGTTTAGCAACTACCTCTTCCTGTGACTCATCAACAACAGGTGCTGGAGCAATAGGTGGAGCTACTTTACCAAGTACAAGATTCAAACGAGCTTGTAGTTGTTCAAAGGTCTTAAAATTCTTAGGATCTTCAAACTCTGCAAGAGGATATGCTTGTTTCCAAATTTCCTCTAATGCCTTATCATCCTCCAGTAGAGGTGAAGGTGCAGCAAATTCAGACTTATCATAATTCCAATAACCATCAACCTTGCGGATCTTTAGTTTGAAATTAGCACCAGTCCAGAAATTAAATGGATCTAGTGGTGTCTCATCAGCAAATGCAGGTTGCATTGCTTCAATAAGTTTGTCAAAGATTTTCTTTCCAAACTTATAAAGGAATACCTTTCCTTCATTCTCTGGATGAGCAGGGTCACTTACAACATAGATGTTAGAGTAATAAGAAAGCTTACGCTTCTGTGCTCTAGCAGTTGCCTTGTCTTGTTCACGACCACTGTTCCAAAGTCCTCTATTCAAATCAGATACTGGATCTTCTTTGCCAAGAGTAGTTAGTGAGTTTTCAATGTACCACTGACCACCAGGTCCTTTGAAAGCATGTGACCATACTTTTGCCCAAGGCATATCTTCTCCGTCAGGAGCAGGAAGGAAACGAACTACTGCGTAACCGTTTCCAGACTTATCCAACTCAGGTTTCCATAGTCTCTCATCGGGACCGCTAGAAGCTTGTGGTTGGTTAATCTTTTCGATCTCTCTAGTCAACTTAGCAAGAGTATCCCCCTTACTAGATGCCTTCTTGAGTGATGCGAATGACATAATCGTATTCTCCGTATTGTGTGTATGAATTGCTACTGAGTAATCGTAGCATACTATTTAGGTGTTGTCAAGCAAGTCTTTTCATGTATCTATTCTGTTGGGTTGGATGAATATCACATGCCATAGAAATCCTGACATCCTTTCCAGTGTAAGGTGTTGTCCAATGAGGGATATCATCCCTGAATATTAATAAACCACCTTGTGTATTTGGATACTGCACTCCATTATAATAGGTACCATCAGATTGATCTCCCCCTAGAAACAAATTGCAACAAGTAAAATACTCAGGTCCATGTGGATGTGATCTATCATTATGAACATGAGATTTAATACATTCACCTTCTCTAAAAGTATTAAACCATGCCTGATACCATCTACCTAAACCAAATAAAGATATTAACTTTGGTATAAGTATTCTACCTACCAAATCATTATCTAAAGCATTATAATAACAAAATCTACCTGTTAATGTATCTCCTTCAGTGTTACTAAAATTATCTGGACCTAGTTTCATTAACTCAGGTTCAATTCTGATAACTTCGTTGTAAATAGTCTCTGCTTCACCTTCAGTTAAAAAATTTGAAACAACAAAGACATGATCACTCGTTGATCTCATTCCTTGCTGCTTTCTCCAGAGTGTCTATCATAGCATCTAAACACTCAAACATATCTTTATATCCAAATGCATTAGTCAATGCATTAATTCTTTCTTTCATATCAGCTGCCTCTGGATCTTCTGCAGCAGACAATGATAAACGTGTATAAAATGTTCTTTGCTTATCAATTAAAACTTTACAGTCATCTATATGCTCTAACCTATCTGATTGTTTCATCTTACCTAACTGTGCTGTCTTATGAGCAACGTATTGATAAGTATCAAATATACTTTGCAAATCTGTTTGCACTTGGTCTGACTGGAAGAAAGTCATAAAGGTAATACTCCTTTGGATGTTTTTTTCATGTAATTAAATTTCTGTGCCTCATGCTTCAGTCTTTCTTTCAATGGTTTAGATAAAAGTTTTGGGACACTATCTATTTCAAGATCATTTTCATTGCAGTAAGTAACTACTGCTTCAATGTATGATATCAAACCATTACTGGTTTTAACTAACCTTTCAATTTCCATAGAAAACTTTGCAGATGTCATGAAGTTCTCTTCAGGATTATCTTTTTTCTTATCCTTTGGCATTAGAGAACTCTTCGATATAGGATTTAAGCAATTGTAAATAGTCATCAAGATTATACTTTTGGAATACTTGGATTGAACCATCTTCAACCGCAATTAATGTAACGATCTTCTTCACTTCAATACCAGATCTTTCAAGAAACATTGCTGCGTATGCAGTCTCTTGCACATAGTAGTGCTCGATGTATTGTTCTTGCTTCTCTTTAGTTGAAGTTTTAAAATCAATCACTGCTAACTCACCATCAAACTCTGCAATGCAGTCTACTCGACCAGCGAGTCCAAGGTAATGTGAGTATAAGAAAGTTTCTAAGCAGTGAATGTTATCAATGCGATCAAGAGTAGTCTTGGCCGACTGAAACATTCTAACAGACAATGGATTATTTGCCAAGTATCTATCAGTATTCAAATCATCTTTGAAATAATCTTCAGCAAGCGAATGAAATGCTGTGCCTCTTTGTGTAGCACGTGCTGTAATTCTATTAGCTTCCTCTTCACCTATCTTCTTTCTCCAACCAGCAAAGAAAGCAGCATTTTTAAATGATGTGATTGATGTCACACTTGGATAGTATTTATCAGCACCTGGTATAGGGTAAAACCTTACCCCATTCTCACTCACTGGCTCAACATCAATCTCTTTGAGCGATACATCAATAAAATTAAACGGCATTAGAAACCTAGATTATATTTGGCAATTAGATAGGCTTTAACAAGACCTGATCTAACTATGTCATCGATACCAAATTCCACACAAGTAAAGTCTTGCATTGATTGTAGTATCTGTATGAAGTCTGACATACCAGACTTCTCATGCTCCCTAGTAAGATCTGATTGAGTTACATCACCACAGAACATAATCTTAGAGTCTTCTCCTATACGAGTAATCATAGAATCTAACTCATGGAAATTCAAGTTACTGAATTCATCTACAATAACAATAGCATTATCAAGAGTAACACCACGAATAAAACTTGTAGACCAGAAACTAATTGTTTGCTGTGCTCTGAGGTTATCATATAACATTTCAAATGAATTGTCATCAGGCATACTAAACATATACCTTACCATGTTTTTATAAGGTACCTGATAAAGCATGGACTTATCTTCATGGTCACCTGGTAGGAAACCAATCTCTCTAGTAGGAACTAAAGACCTTACAATGTATATCTTATCATATGGTGTAGTTTCGTCAAGTACTTCCTTTAATGCGAGATACAATGTAATAAAAGTCTTACCCGTACCAGCAGCACCATGCAATAGTATGTTTTTGCCTGAATTATAAGAGTCAAAAACAATCTCTTGATTTGGTGTTAATGGTTTGATAGGTACCATATAGGAACTATCAATAGGTTTCTTTCTTTTCATGTGCTTCGGGCTCATGCCGCTAATGGCTGCTTTACCATTACCGTTACCGTTAGTTTTCTTTCTTGCTCTTGGCATTATGTAAACCTACTCAAGTTTGCACGAGGATGTTGTTCCTGTACTTTGGACATCACCTCTTTAAATCCATCATCCATTTTAGGTTTGCCATATGTGACACCACCTACACCAGCAGTCCAGTCTTTATCCCAATCAGGATTATCCTTTCTCCACTGATCATACTCTGTCATTGTCATAGAGAGTTCTTTCTTCTCTTGAGTATTCTTATTTATTACAGGATAGGTAGGCATTATTCTATTCGTAGTGAAGGTTGTAGGTCTGACCAATCTAAGCATCGGTCTTCAGATTCAACTTGGCAATCGCATTCTTCTTCTGGACACCAACCAAGTGCATCAGCAATGATAGGAAACTCACAGATGAATTGTTGTCTACACAACTCAGCAATTTGCATGTGCTCTTTCTGAGTGCCATGTGAAGAACGTAATTCTATATAGTGCATCCATGATCTAACAGAGCCAGTCATATAGAGTTTAGTAGGTGTTGCTAGTGGAAGAACAAATCTAGCACACTCCTTAGCAACACCAGCATCAAGCATCTCTTTGTAGAGTTTCATTCCATCAACAAAGTGTCTCTGTATTTTAAGATTGAAGTCTTCTACCATGAGAGGATCTAAATCATCAATACTATTCTGACGATTCTTATCATCCTGTCTTCTCAATTCTGGTAAAGGAATAATATCACCTAGCATACTACTATCAGCATACCTTTGAGAAAACTCTTGGAAAGTAAACGATCTATGACGTAGTATCTGTGCAGCAAGACCACGTGTAGTCTCAATCTGCAACGTCATATGTGCTTGCTCAAAGATAGACCAATGACCATGCT